AGCGGCAACGCTGCCACGGCGACTAACGCCAGCAAACTAGGGGGACAGGCGGGCAGCTACTATCGCAACGCCTCGAATCTCAATTCCGGTACCATCCCTGCGGCACGCCTGCCGAATAGTGCCAAAGTGACGACATCGAGCGTGCTGAATGCGCTCAAGGGGGCCAGCGTCGGCGCAGTGGGTACTTATGCGCTGATGCACAACGGCGTGAATAGCATTGTTGGGCCAGGGGAGGCAGTGGCGGGGTCAAACCTCAAGTATTCACACGCCCGAGGATATGGATACGGGGTGGACGACTATGATCATCCTCCCGGTACATGGCAGTGCATGGGCGTTGCCGGTCCTTCGGGGAGCAAATCAACCGTGTACGTCTCTATTTTTATGAGAATTTCCTGATGACGACCGACACCGAAACGCAAACCATTGAAGAAAACGAAGCAATGGCCTGGCGCAATCCCGTGCGCAACACCAATGGCACCATCGACTGCGAGATCGAGCACCCGGACTATGGCTGGATTCCATTCACGGCGTCACCCGACGACTCGGAACAGCACGGGCGCGACTTGTACGCGGCTATCACGGAATCGGGAGACGACATTCCCGAAAAAGTGGTGCCGATCGCCTCGATCGCCGCAGCAAAGCGCGCCGATATCGAAGCTGCACTACAAGATGCGCTCAACGCCGGCATGCCCTACACCATGCCCGACGGTACCGAGGATGTGATCCAGACCCGCCCGGACCAGGACGAAGCCAATCTACTCGGCCTCGCCATAGAAGCGCGCGACCTGCGGACCGCCGGCGAAACCGGTGCGGTCATGTCGCTGCGCGCCAAGTCGAACCGGGTCTACACGCTGACGCCCGAGCAGATGATCGCGCTGACCGACGCAGCGAAGTCGTTCAAGCAAACGTTGCTGGCCAAGTCATGGCAGCTCAAGGATGCCGTCAGCGCTGCCGAAGCGGCCGGGGATCGGGAAGCCATCGAAGCGGTGAATTGGGATTGAGTTAGTCTGAACAACGCGTAGAAAGAGGGATGTGTAATGAAGCTCTGGATTCTAAAGGCTCGCGCAGCGCTGCCACGTGACGACAACCCATGGAAGCCTTCGCACGACAAAAATTTCGGATTAGTGATCCGTGCAGAATCGGAGGACCGGGCCCGTAACCTCGCCCAATCCGTTGCGGCCGATGAGGCACCGAACTCACCGTGGCTGGATGCTAAGTACAGCACCTGCGATGAACTGCTGAGCGAGGGCAATGAAGGGGTGCTGTTGATTGATAATGTTTCGGGATGAACGAGCCATCCATTCCATGTCTGCTGTTGCTCGCAGCGCTCTGGCTCCCCCCCGGTATCGATCTGAGGCGCGCATCACCGCACCACACCGAAGCCCGACCCCGCGCCGGGCTTTCCACATCGTTGTGTCATCGCCATACACAACAACCACTGCTAGAGCCCGCCTCGACCTCGCGCCAGCATTGGCTCCACGTGCACCGTACCCGTACCACCTGCGCAGGAGCCAATCATGGCCGAGGATTATCATCACGGCGTTCGCGTCGTCGAAATCAACGAGGGCACCCGCCCGATCCGCACCGTGTCGACTGCTGTCATCGGCATGGTCGCCACCGCCGAGGACGCCGACGCTGACCTGTTTCCGCTGAATACGCCGGTGCTGGTCACCGATCCCTACACTGCCATGGGCAAGGCCGGTGACACCGGTACGCTGGCCCGCTCGCTGGATGCCATCGTCGACCAGACCAAACCGCTGTCGGTCATTGTCCGCGTTGCCGAGGGCGAGACAGACGACGAAACCAAGGCCAACATCATCGGCGGCGCCGACGAGACCGGCCGCAAGACCGGCATCCAAGCACTGCTCTCCGCGCAGACGAAGTTCGGCGTCAAGCCGCGCATTCTCGGCGTGCCGGAGCTCGACGATGCCGATGTCGCCGCCGAGCTGATCGGCGTCGCCCAGAAACTGCGCGCCTTCGCGTATCTATCGGCATTCGGCTGCGAAACGGTCGACGATACCGTCAACTACCGCAATAACTTCGGCGCCCGCGAGGCCATGGTGATCTGGCCCGACTTCACCGGGTTCGACACCGCAACGGCCAGCACCCGCAACCTTTCCGCCGTGGCCCGCGCCATGGGCCTGCGCGCCAAGATCGACAACGAAACCGGCTGGCACAAGACGCTCAGTAATGTCGTCGTCAACGGCGTGACCGGCATCTCCCGCGACGTGTACTGGGACCTGCAGGACCCGGCGACGGATGCCGGCGTGCTCAACGCCGCCGACGTCACCACCCTGATCAACCGCGATGGCTACCGCTTCTGGGGCTCGCGCACCTGCAGCGAGGATCCGCTGTTCGCGTTCGAGAACTACACCCGCACCGCCCAGGTACTCGCCGACACCATGGCCGAGGCGCATTTCTGGGCCGTCGACAAGCCGATGCACCCCAGCCTGGCGCGGGACATCATCGAAGGCATCAACGCCAAGATGCGCGAACTCACCCGGCAGGGCTACCTGCTCGGCGGCAGTGCCTGGTTCGATGGCGAGATCAACACCGCCGAAGTGCTCAAGAGCGGCAAGATGTACATCGACTACGACTACACGCCGGTCCCGCCGCTCGAAAACCTCATGCTGCAGCAGCGAATCACCGATCAGTACCTGGTCGATTTCGCCGCGCGCGTCGCCGCCTGAACCGGATAGAGAGCAGGAGAAACAGACATGGCAATGCCCAACATCATGAAGGATTTCAACCTGATCGGCGACGGCAACAACTGGCAGGGCCAAATCCCCACGCTCACCCTGCCCGAACTGACCCGCCGCATGGTCGAGTACGAAGGCGGCGGCATGGAAGGCCCGATCGAGGTCGACCAGGGTGACGAAGTCAAAACCTTCGAATGGACCGCCGGCGGCCTGATCGTCGATATCTTCGACACCTTCGGCTCCCCGGTGCACGACGCCGCCATGCTGCGCTTCGTCGGCAGCTACGAATCGGACGAAACCGGCCAGGTCATCCCGGTCGAGATCGTCGTGCGCGGCCGCCACAAGAGCATCGCCATGGGCGACGCCAGCAAGGGCGACAACAACCAGATCCAGGTCACCACCACCCTCAGCTACTACAAGCTGACCGTCGACGGCGAGGAGATCGTCGAAATCGACGTGCCCGGGTACGTGTTCAAGGTGCGTGGCGAAGACCGCTACGCAGAGCGCCGCAAGGCGCTGGGCCTATAAACGGCGAACGCCCCACCGGTGGGGGCCGGCGAGGCGTTCTTGATGAATCCTTGAGATTGGCAAGGAAGCAACGTGAATCAGTTTAGCTTACTGGTAGAACTCATGAAAACGTGCATCGAGAGATATGGCCTTTGGTCGACTGTCAGCGCCTTTCTGGTCTGTTGCCTCGCCCTGTCGCTGTTGGTGATGGCTTGGCGCCTTCCCGACATTATCGCTGCCTTATCTGGCCTGTTGGCATGACCTCGAAAGGCGCCGACCGTGCCGGTTTCCTCCTCGCCCTGGCTGCTCTCTGGGGCGCCACACTCTTTGGCTTGGCTGCGATCATCTTCGCCAACCAAGGGCCTTTAACCCCTGCTCAGGAAAACACCATGACCGAACAGACCACCGATGCCGCGACCGAAGCCACCCCGGCCGTGCAGACCGAAACCATCACCCTCGATACCCCGATGCAGCGCGGCAAAACCACCGTGACCGAAATCACCGTGCGCAAGCCCAAAGCCGGCGCCCTGCGCGGGGTTTCGCTCACCGACGTGCTGCAGATGGATGTGGCCGCCCTGACCAAGGTGCTGCCGCGCATCACCACGCCCGCGATCACCGAACCCGAGATCCGCGACATGGACCCGGCGGACCTCGTTCAGCTCGGCGGTGCGGTGGCCAGTTTTTTGCTGCCGAAGAAGGCCCTGGCAACGGAAGACTGAGCCTGCCGGAACACGTCGACGACGCCATGGCGGACCTCGCCATGCTGTTCCACTGGACTCCGGCTGACATGGACGGCATGACCCTGCCCGAACTCATGGAATGGCGCGAGCGCGCCCGCATTCGCCACGAGCCGCCGAAGCAGAAGAAGTAAGGAACCCCGATGGCCCGCGACCTCAAACTCAATATCCTCCTGCGGGCCATCGACAAGACCACCGGCCCGCTGAAGAAGATCACCAAGGGCAGCGGCGCCACCGCCGACGCACTCAAGGCCAGCAGGGAAGAGCTGAAAAAGCTCGAAAAGGCTCAGAACCAAGTGCGCGGATTCCGCAACGTCTCCCGCGAACTCAAGGACAACAACACCGAGCTGCAGGCCGCCCGGCAACGCCTGAAACAGGTGCGCCAGGCCATCGATGCCGTGGGCGTGCCCACCAAGGAACTCGCTCGCGAGCACGACCGCGCGGCCAAGGCCGTCGAACGCCTCACCGGCAAACAGACCCGCTACCTGGGCAAGATGCGGGATGCCAAGGCCCGGCTCGAAGAAGCGGGCATCAGCACCCGGGACCTCTCGCGCCACGAACGCGAACTCGGCGAGCGCATCCGCTCGACCAACCGGCAGCTAGAGACCCAGCAGCAACAGCTACGCGAAGTCGCCCGGCGGCAGAAGGCGGCCGGCGATGCCGCGAAGCGCTATCACCGCAGCATCGGCCGCGCCAACAATATGCGCGGCGTGGGGTTTAGTGGTGTCGCCACCGGCACTGCAACGGCGCTGCCCATCCTGAAAACGGTGAAGGACTTCTCTTCATTCGAAGACGCCATGCTGGGCGTGGCAAAGCAAGTCAATGGAGCTCGCGACGCGAATGGTCAATTGACCCAAACCTATTACGACATCGCCGATGGGCTCAAGGCCATGTCGCGGGAGCTACCCTCCACAACAACCGAGTTGGCTGCAATTACCGAAGGCGCCGCCCGCATGGGCGTTCAGGGCAAAGAAAACCTGCTCGCATTCACCCGTACCACCGCTATGGCGGCCAACGCCTTCGAACTACCAACCGGCCAGATCGGTGAAGACATGGGCAAGCTCGCCGCCCTGTACAAAATTCCAATCAAGAACATAGATGAGTTGGGCGACCGGCTGAATTATCTCGATGACAATGCACTATCGAAGGGTGGCGACATCATCGATGTAATGAAGCGCATGGCCGGTGTCAGTCAGACGGTTGGTATGAGCTATCAAGATGCCGCTGCATTGGGATCTGCGTTTCTCTCTAGTGGAGCCCCGCGCGAAGTTGCGGGTATGGCTGGTAACGCCATGATTCGAGAATTGAACATCGCGCGAATGCAGCCCGCTCGCTTCCAAAAGGGACTCAGTACGCTGGGTCTCTCGGCGGGAGATGTCCAGGATTCCATGGCCACCGATGCGACCGGAACCATTCTCAAGGTGCTGGACGCAGTCAACCGATTGCCAAAGGCCAATCAGTTGACAGTGATGACCCAGTTATTTGGAAAGGAATATGGAGACGATGCGGCAAAATTAGCTCAAAACGTTGGCGAATATCGACGCCAGCTAGAACTGGCCAACAGTGCGGCGGCAAAAGGGTCGATGCAGCGCGAATCCGATGCACGCAACCAAACGCTATCGGCGCAGGCGCAAATGACCCTGAACCGGTTGTTCAATACAAACACCGAGCTAGGTGCGCTGCTCAAGGCCACGCTAGTTGACCTACTGCATTCCATTAACGATGTATTGGACACGGTGTCTCGATTTGCCAAGGAAAATCCAGCATTGGTCGCCACCTTGATCAAAGGGGCTGCAGCGTTCAGCGCCTTGGTAGCGGCTGGTGGTGCTGCCACCATCATGATCGCTTCTCTGATCGGGCCCTTTGCCACCACGCGGTTCGCGCTCGAGTACCTGGGACTTCGCGCCAAGGGCGCGGACTCGCTACTGACCAAACTCGCCAAGGGAGGATTCCGCACCATTGGGCAAGCCGCCGGCTGGCTGGGCGGCGCATTCCGCACCGTCAGTATTCATGTCTATTCCCTGGCGACCCGGGCGCTGCCGGTGCTGGGAAATGCCCTGGTGGGACTGGGTAAGGGGTTCGTCACGCTGGCCACCGCCATCGGGCGTGCGGGGCTTGCTCTGCTAATGAATCCGGTGACATGGATCGTGCTCGGTATCGTCGCCGCCGTCGCGGCACTCGCCGGCGCTGCCTACCTCATTTACAAGAACTGGGGCGCGATCAGCGAGTGGTTCGCCCAACGCTGGCAGGACGTCAAGGATGCGTTCAGTAACGGTATCGGCGGTGTCGCAAAGCTGCTGCTCAACTGGAGCCCGCTGGGCTTGCTCTATCGCGGCATCACCGCCGCCCTCGACAAGCTCGGCGTCGACATCCCCGACAAGTTCCGATCCCTCGGCGGCTTCATCGTTGACGGCCTGATCGGCGGACTGACGAGCAAGATCGCCGCGCTAAAAGAGAAGGTCACCAGCATCGCCGGCGACGTCAAAGGCTGGTTTGCCGATAAGCTCGGCATTCACTCGCCATCCCGTGTCTTCGCCCAGCTCGGCGGCTACACCGTCGACGGCCTCAACCAGGGGCTCGATCGCCAGCGCGACGAGCCCGCCCAGCGTGTCGCCGAGATCGCCCGGCGGTTACAGCGCGCCGGTGCCGGGCTCGCCATCGGCGCGGCCAGCCTGCCGGCCATCGCCGACGTGCCGATCGATCACCGGCCACCGATGGCCAGCCCCAGCGGCAATAGCGTGCAAATCACCATGGGCGATATCCACGTGCATGCGGCACCCGGCATGGACGAACGCGCCCTGGCGCGGTACGTCGTCGCCGAGGTGCAGCGTGCCCTGGCAGCCGCCGAGCGCGACGCCGGTGCCCGCCGCCGCTCCGCACTCTACGACTACGATTGAGGACCGCCCACCATGATGATGGCGTTCGGCATGTTCGTTTTCAGCCTCTCCACCGCCGCCTATCAGGAGCTGCAGCGCCAGACCCAATGGCGCCATGCCAGCCAGTCGCGCATCGGCCAACGGCCAGCGCGCCAGTTCCTCGGCCCGGGCGACGACACCATCCGCCTCAACGGCACATTGATGCCGCAGTTCACCGGCGGCCAGTCGAATCTCGACCAGCTACGCGCGATGGCGGACCAGGGCGCCGCATGGCCGCTGATCGAGGGCACCGGCACGCTGTATGGTGTTTACGTCATCGAATCGCTAAACGAGCGCAAGAGCCGCCATTTCCGCGATGGCGCCGCGCAGCAGATCGAATTCGACCTCTCGCTGGCCCGCGTCGACGAACGCCGCACCGACCTGCTCGGCAACCTCACCAGCCAGGCGCTGCGCGCCGTGACCGGGGCACTGTCGTGAACGGGTCCAGCGCGTATGCCCGCCCCGCCCGCACGCCGGACTATCGCATCGGCCTGCAAGGCCAGGTCATCACCCCGCGTTTCCGTGCCCGGGTCGAGAGCCTGCGCATCACCGACCGCCGCGGCCTCGAGGCCGACCAGCTCGACCTGGTGCTCACCGACGACGACGGCGCCCTCGGTCTGCCACCACGCGGTGCCGAACTCAGTGTTGCCATCGGCTGGAAGGGCGAAGCACTCACCGAGCGCGGCACCTTCGTTGTCGACGAGGTCGAGCACAGCGGCTCGCCGGACCGGCTCGGCATCCGCGCCCGCAGCGCCGACATGCGCGGCACGCTGCCCGGTAAGCACACCCAGTCGTGGCATAAGCTCACCGTCGAGGACATCGTCACAACCATCGCCAAGCGCCACGACCTCACGCCGAAGATCGGCAGCACTCTCGGCGGCATTCGCATCGGCCATATCGACCAGACCGACGAAAGCGATCTGAACTTCATCACCCGCCTGGCCGAGCGCTACGACGCCGTGGCCACCGTCAAGGCCGGCAACCTGCTGTTCATCTCCGCCGGCCAGGCCACCACGGCCAGCGGCCTCGAGATCCCACCGATCATCATCCGCCGCACCGATGGCGACCAGCACCGCTACACCGTCAGCGACCGCGACAGCTATACCGGCGTCATCGCCTACTGGAACGACGTCTCCGGCGCGCAGCGCAAGGAAGTGATCGCCGGCAGCGGCGACAACGCCAAGCGCCTGCGCCCCACCTACGCCAGCCCCGAGGACGCGCTCGCCGCCGCCAAGGCCGAATGGCAGCGCATTCAGCGCGGCATGGCGGAATTCAGCCTCCACCTCGCCGAAGGCCGCCCCGACCTCTATCCCGAAACCCCCGCCCGCTGCGTCGGCTGGAAACGCGAGATAGAAGAAACCGAATGGCTGCTCACCGAAGTCACCCACGACATGAGCGACAGTGCCTACACCAACTCGCTCAAGTTTGAGATGAAGGGCTGAGCCAGACCAAGAGCCGCCCGGCTCACGTCCCGCATATGTATTTTTTTCATGATTGCCCGAACCTGCGTCGTGCCGGGCTTTGTTCCGAATCCAACCAGCAGGTAACAAAGAACCCTTTGCCTGAGGTGCGCCTTTCGTTAAATACTGTATGGAAATACAGATACAAGGAAGGCTGATGCACCATGAGTCAGGCATTCGTATTCGCCACTGCGTCACCGACGCCGCTCCACATTGAGATCCCATTCCCGCTCACGCTCACTCGAGGCGGGCTCTCTGGGTTCCCCAGCCCAGCAGAGGACTACGCTGGGCGCACGCTGGACCTCAACGAACGATTTATCAAACGCCAATCCTCTACCTTCTTTTTGCAGGTCACTGGCGACTCGATGACCGAGTACGGAATTCCCGACGGATCCATGATCCTGGTCGATCGCTCTATCGATCCCCGGCCCGGGCACGTAGTGGTAGCCCTGGTTGAAGGTGAGGTGGTGGTAAAGCGCTATGAGGTTCGTGGTCGCTGGCCGATGCTCTGCTCCGGCGGAAATCGCTATCCGCCAATCCCGTTGCAGGATATCGAATGTCAAATCTGGGGCGTGGTCCGCTCTGTGCACCACGAGCTCTGCGTATGATCGGTCTGGTCGATTGCAACTCGTTCTACGTCTCCTGCGAGCGAGTGTTTCAGCCGCGGCTCCGGGGCGTGCCGGCTGGAGTGATGAGCAACAACGATGGCTGCGTCATAGCTCTAAGCAACGAACTAAAGGCTTTGGGCATCACCATGGGCACTCCTGCATTCCAACTCAAGGAGCAAATGCGCCGTGGCGAGATTCACCTGTGCTCAAGCAACTACGAGCTATACGGCGAAATGAGCGCTCGCGTTCAGGCGGTGCTTGAGGAGTTCTCCGCTGGCATCGAACCGTATTCGATCGACGAAAGTTGGGTCCGCTTCGATGGCTTCTCTAATGGCTTGCTGGAAGCACATGCACGCCGGCTACGTCAGCAGGTCCACCAATACACCGGTATCCCCGTCTCAGTAGGGGTAGGACCTACCCGAACCCTGGCAAAGCTCGCCAACCGTGCGGCGAAGAAGATCAGCGGGTACGGCGGCGTCTGCGTACTGTACCCAGACAGCCCGCAAATCAAGGGTCTGCTGCAGCGATTCCCGCTGGATGACATCTGGGGCGTTGGTCGTCGTCTCACTGGCAAGCTGGGCGACATGGGTATTCGCAACGCCTGGGATCTACGTAACCAGGACGCCAAGCGCATCCGGCGCCGATTTAACGTCACACTCGGGCGAACGGTACTCGAGCTGCAAGGCATCCCGGCCATCGAAATGCTGGGCATGGATATCGCCAAGCAACGGATCATGACCAGTCGATCGTTCGGCAAGCTGACCAACGACAAGGGACAGATCCGCGAAGCAATCCGACAGCACGCCCAGCGCGGCGCAGAGAAACTGCGCAAGCAAGGCTCGCTCTGCCGTGCCGTGCTCGTCTTCCTGCGTACCAATCCTCACCGCCAGGACCTAGAGCAACACAATCCGAGCATGATCATGGAGCTCGAGCGACCTACGGACGACAGCCGTCCTATCGTCTCGGCGGCCATGCAAGTGCTGGAACGCCTGCATGCGCCGGGGAAGCTCTACATGAAAGGCGGCGTGATGCTGATGGATCTGGTCGACAGCAAAACGCAGCAGCTATCGCTACTCGACACGCCGCAGAGCGAAGCCGAACGCGAACGCAGCGAACGATTGATGTCAGCGATGGACATGCTGAATCAAAGGATGGGACGCGGTACCGTCAGTATCGGCAGGCCCAGCCATGGCGCCGCCTGGCACCTGCGCTGCGCAAACCGCACACCACGGTATACGACACGCTGGGAAGAGATCCCGGTAGCGAAGGCCTAGGCGGGATTGATCAACGAGTCGTCGTCACCCTCGCTCGGCTTGTTCACCCGAGTCGACACCGGCCAATGCGTGATCGCATTGGCACGTAGGTGATGCACGACGTGCCGGATGGTCTCGGCGTCAGTGAGGTCGGGATCGAGCCAAGACTCGAGACTGTCGTCATCAAGTATGAGCGGCATTCGATCGTGGATTTCCGCCGCCGAGCCACGGGCGGGCTCGGTGATGATCGCCACACCAGGCGCCCCATCCGCGCGCTCGGTCCAGATCGCCGCGAAGAAGATCGGCTCCCGATCGGCCCGGCAGAGAAAATGCGGCTGTTTCGGGCGGGTGTTTTTGATCCACTCGAACCAACCATCCGCCGGGATTAGGCAGCGATGGCGGTGGAAAGCGGATTGGTAGTACCGAGACGTGGCCACCTTCTCAACGGTGGCGTTGATCGGCGCAGGCGCTTTCTCGCCCGCCCACTTCGGCTTGTACCCCCACCACATCGGGTCGAGAGACAGTTGCGAGTCATCAGGTTGCCGACGAATGGCCGATATCCAGGTACCGGGCGCCACGTTATAGCGCGGTGACGGTGGGTCATCGACGCGGAGCTCACCCACGCGGTGAGCGAATTTTGGGTAGGCGCTATAGAGCGCGAATCGTCCACACATGGCTAGAAGATAGCTGAGGAAAAACGAGATTGTTAAAAAGACGGAAGGAGGCAAGTAAGAATATAGGGAAAAGCGCTTTCGTTAGGCGCCTAACGCATATATATTGAACTCATGGCAGCGACGAAGCGCCAACCGCGCCGGCGGAACCCGGTAAATCTCGAAGGGAGATAACAGCATGGATATCAAAACCAGCATCAACCTGCAGGGCACTGAAATCGATTCCGTCATCTACGCATTGGCGTTCCGCATCGGTCGCGGTCAGCCAGAGAAAACCGAATTGGTGATGGAGCAGATTGAGCGCAGCGACCTCTATCAACGCTGGGCTTATGCGCAACAGCAGGCTGATAGCGCCCGCCGCAAACTGGACGAACAGCCGATCATCGATGACGCCGGATTTTTCGCGATGCTCGACCGCGACGGTCAGCATCCCGAGGTCGCCGCCGAACTCCGCCGCTGGAACGACGAGGCGAATACGGCTTGGGCAGAAATCGAGGAATATATCGCCGAAGCCAAGGCGCGTATCGAAGCCACCGGCTACGACGGCGCGCCATCCTGATGACTACCGCCCCGGCACTACGCCGGGGCAAAACGCCGGAGAATTCCATGTCCGACATCCCTCGTCCCCGTGAACACCTGGTCGCCGCCGGAAAGCTTTACAAGGGCGCCTGGAAGCAGATCGATAGCTTCCGCGCCGAGCGAGGCACCTATGTGCCGGACTGGCCGGACTGGTGCTTCATTCCGGTCGCCGCGACTTATGCCATCGTCGCCAACGATGCTGGCGTCGATGGCTCGCAGTTGGCGTTCACGCATCCCGAGCGGCTTGCGGATCCGGCGCGCTTGGCAGCCATTGCCAGTTGGCGAGTCACCCAGGGCATCTACCGTTTTGATCCGGCACTCTATGCCAGCGTGATCGACACGCCGGTCGAGCGGGACATACCCAGTGACGTGCTGTACCGGCTGCCGGAGTGGTGCGTCTATGTCGAAACGCCGGATCGCCAGTGGCAGGGCAGTCAGCTGCATGGCTTCTGGGCGCATCTGGAATATGACATCAATACCGGACGCCACGAACTACGCCTGCTGATGGACAGTGAAGGCGGATTGGCCCCGGTGCCGCTCCATCTCGGGGGCTGGTCACTACTGGAATCCCTGGAACGTATGCAGAAGGAGGCGACTCGACAATCGCTAGACAAGGGGCTGTCGCAGTGGGCTGGAGAGCTGACGAAGGACAAGGGCTTGGCCGGGCGGATGGCGGCGGACCTCGCGCCGCTGCTGTCCCTGTTGCTATATCTCTGTAGCCAGCCGGATGAGGTGGGCACCGAGGGGCGCCGTCCAGCCAACCCACGGCCCAAGCGCACCAAGCTGGGATGGCGGTTGTTTCCTGTCGATCAGCCCACCCAGTGGGACGTTGGCGTGCGCATCGGTGCAGCATTGCGGCGAGCCTACCAGCAGTCCGAGACCGGGCAGGCATCGGTGGATCCCGAAACTGGCCGGGCACGGCCGCGGGCCCATATCCGGCGCGCCCACTGGCACGGCTATTGGAAAGGCCCGCGTGATCCCGAACGTGACGACGAACGGCGATTCGACCTACGTTGGCAACCACCGATACCCGTCAACGTTGAGCCAGACGAGGAGCTACCCAGCGTGATACACAAGGTAAAAGGCGATAATGACTACCGATAAACCGAAATCCAGCGCCCGCCGTGTCCAGCGCCACGAAGAAAAGCTGGTAGCCCAGGGTGGCCGGCGCATGAACCTCAAACTAACACCGGAAGCCAATGAGGCCCTTGAACGGCTCAGCGCGGCCAGCGGCGACTCCGGCACCGCGGTCATCAACCGATTGATCGTCGAGGCTGCCCGCAGATCGTGATCGCTCTCCCCCTCTCATCGTTTGCGCTGCTAGTCCTGCTACTGCTACCCATCAACGCCCTTGCCACCGACTACGGCAGCGCCACGGTCAGCCAGGTCACCAGCATCTACGACGGCGACACCTTCCGCGCTGACATCGAAGGCTGGCCACCGGTCATCGGGCGCCGGGTACCGATCCGCGTGAAGGGCGTCGACACGCCTGAATTGCGCGCTCATTGCGAAAGCGAGAAGAAGCTGGCACGCCAGGCCAAGCAATACACCGTCGCGGCATTGCGGGGCGCGGATCATATCGAGTTAGAAGAGTTGGAGCGGGGAAAATACTTCCGGCTCGCCGCGCGGGTCATGGTCGACGGCGAGGATCTCGCCACCGGGCTGATCGCCGCCGGGCTGGGGCGCCCATATGAGGGCGGCCACCGGGAGGGCTGGTGCCCGGACTAGCGCGCGATTCGCTGCATAGAACCGATGGGCGCGGAACACCTGGGGTCGCGACTATGGCGGATCACAACGCCAGTGCAGTCGATGACTGAAACCGTCACGGAGTGGCCCCCACCCACCGGTATCAGCCTGAGAAACCCGCCAATGCGGTGCGAGTGATAAATCCGCATATCACCCTCATCGCATCCCAGTACCAGGTCGCCATGCTCGGGGATGCGGTTCTCGTCGATGACGAGCACATCGCCCTCGATGATCTCTCCATCGACGCCTGCTTCGTCGCTGACCTCGACCAAAAAACAAGATGCCGGCAAATCGCTCACCGGCATTTCCTGAATGGCTGGGTGGTCAGCAATCGCCACCACCGGCCCGAGGTATGTCACTTTCATGGGCCTTAATGGACCAGTTAGTCTTACACTTCCAAGACTGTATATCAGAACCAAGGGTTACAAAGAAACACCAAAAACAGCCCGACCTTACGTAAACACGCCCAGCCGGGGCCGCCGCAGCCCAGCATAACCATGTCCGTGTCCCAGCCGGACAGGACAGCCTCAGCAATGGGAGCAGGTTCACAAGCAACATCAAAAAGGATACATTCAGCAACGAAACGACCGAGAAAGTTCTGGCTCCGTGATAGAAAGCAGTACGGGCCATCGTGGTGTCTATGCGGGCTTGGAATGGCAACCGATAACACCTGAAAATCACATTTAGACAATAGCTGAAAACGTAAAAATGCTAGGTAGTGACGCTGTAGACGATAGAACGGTGCCGTTTGACAACCGGCTGTCTTTCTCAAAAGGCAGGAGGCACCTGACCTTTGAACTTGGTGGCAAGCGGATACGATACGCTTACATCCGTAAAAACGGCTGCAGTGCATTCAAAGCCGCGATGGGCTACGAGGGATGCCGTCTCGGCGATATTCCGAGGAGCTTCAAAAGTCGCCGCTTGGGATATCATGACGCGACGATTTTCGTATGGCGATGGCCCGAAGAACGCCTTATCAGTCTCTACCGTAATAAAATTCTAGATGGAAAGGACAACGATGACCTGATCCGACGATACCGAGAGCACATGGGAGAAGAACCAACAACGTTTGAAGCTTTCGTCGAATTTGCTGCAAAGCAAGCCGATCACCACTGCTACTCACAGAAATCCCACCTGAAGGGGTGGCGTTACACTCATGCGATTCCACTGCGGGGCCTACATGCTGCGATGGTTTCCATCGTCGGTGAGGATGCAGCGGCTCCGTTTGCCCGTCCTGTCAATCCCTCCCAGCCAAAACCGGTAGAGGTAACACCAAGGGCGCGCCAGATGTTAAAAGATATCTACGCGGACGATTATGCCCTCATCGCGAGACTACGATCCAATGCCGGTATCGAACGCGCTGCAAGTTGAAGCCAGCCGTTACTACAAAAACAAGAACGACCAGGAATCGTAGCGACAGAGCATAAATCTAAATCAGGCAAACTCCCCCAGCCGGGTTCGCGTGCGCCCCAGCACCTTCACGTCGTGCATCTTTTCCGGCGGGATCATCTCTTTCTCGTAGACGTTGTTATCGCTGATCAGCAGCATGGCGCCGCCGGCGAGGCGCTGCACCCGTTTGATGCGTAGCTCGCCGCTCACCCACACCAGGAATACCCCGGCCTGGGCGAAGTTGGTGTCGTCCAGGTTGACCATCACCCAATCGCCATCGAACAGCGTCGGCTCCATCGAGTCACCGCGCACGCGCACGCCAGCCAGCCGGGCGCCGTCCAGGCCGAGCTGTGCGGCGATGTCATGGCCCAGCGTGAAATGCCCCACCACCTGCTCGTGTTCCAGCGAGCGTCCCGCGCCCGCCGCGCCCTCGACGTCGTACATCGGTACAGCCAGCGTGTTTTCGTTAGAGCCGCCCCCCGCGGATGAGCCTGACGCTGCTCCCTCCATTCGACGGCCGGTTAGCACGTAGAAGGTATCGACCCCAGCAGCATCAAGCGCCGTGAGGTATTCGGTATCAGGACTGCGATTGTTCTTCTCGTAGTGGATCTGAGTCGTCTTACCGACACCTGCGAGGTTGGCAAAAGCAGTCTGATTCATGCCTAGCCGATCACGTTCTTCTCTGATTCGATCGCCAATGGTCGACAATTCAAATCCTTCCATGCTTGACATGGATCACAATAGTGATCCATGATCCGTTTTACAGTCTTTCACATAACCAGGAAGTCACTGCCATGACTGCCCGAAATGCCAACCCCACCTGGCTGTGCCCCAAGCACCGTGGCGATGCCAGCGAGGCGCTTGCCGAGGTCGTGCGTTCCGAAGCGCAAAGAGGCCTTCGCGGTGAAGCACTCGCCGAACTCTCGGTCGAGGTCGCCAATGCCCTGGTCGCCGGTATGGCCGTCATTCAGGTCACTGGGGATCTTTCAGCGTCCGGTAATACGCAGCGAGCTTCTGATGAAACGCGATAACCGACTCGGCCAACGCTTCGCCATCCCCTGTGCCCATCACTTTGTATTCCGGGTCGAGGGAAAAGGCTCCGGCCTGGCAAAGCTCGAGCACCACGTCATGAGCCGCAGCATCGGGGCTATACACCGGATTGTTGGAACCACGTTCACGTTCGGCCATTAACTCATCCTCATTCTGAAAGCCTTTCACTCCCTTACAGGAGATTACCACATGAGCAAGCACACCCGCCGCCAATCCCCGCACGGTTGCAACAGCCCGATCCTGACGCACCTGACCGCCGAAGAGCGGGCTAGAGTCGAGTCGCTCGCCAATAGCGAATTGCGCTCGCTCTCCGGCACCGTCCGCATGCTGATGCTGCGCGGCCTGAAACAGGTCGAGCAAGCCGAAGCCGTCTCCTGACCCGCATAAGGAACCACCGCCATGTACCAGGACCCGAAGCGCGTTCGTCAGCGCGTCACCGTGTACCTCGACCAGTACGAGGTCGACATCATCCAGTCGTTCGCCAACTACTACGGCCTCTCACGTGCCGAGGTGATGCGCTCGATGATGATGAAGGAAGCCGCCGAGCTTCTCGGCATCAGCGACCTTCGCGGCAACGGCACGGGCAGTATCACCGCGCAGGCTGGCTAAAACCCAGCACCGCAAACGGCACCACATCCACCGTGCAAAACGAGACGCACCAATGCCTCAGCAGACCATCGACATCCAAGAACACCTGGAAGAACGAATCGAACAGGTGCGCCAGCAGGAGGGATTGGAAACGCGTGCCCAGGCAGCGGAACTACTGCTGAAACGCCGTCTACGCCGGGGTGGCATAGAGCTGACCGGCCGTGGCCCCGCTCTGTATCCCGTCAAAGGAGGTTCCCGGTGAGGATCAGTTGCCCCCATTGCGGCGAGCGCTGCGCGACCCGGACCAGCCGGCGGCCATCTCCCGCGCTGTACGAGGCGTATGTGCATTGCACCAACGCGGACTGCGGATTCGCCAGCAAGGTCTACGTCGAGTTCGCGTTGACCACGACCCCGAGCCTGGCCCCCCGGGCGGGCGTACAGATCCCCATGGACAGCGAATGCCGCCGGGATCTGATCAAGCAACTCCAGGCGCCGCGAAAGCGCGCTGAACTGACCACGAACTGACCACCCAGGAGAACTAGCGATGACCATCGCCACCTTTCCCGCCTGCCGCGCCGCCGGGCGGGCACCCCAACTCGACTCCGAAAACGCCGCCATCGGCTATCTGCTGCGCTATTGCCGTGGACTCGATCGCGCCGAGGCACTCGAAAACTGCACCCAGTTCCTGATGAGCGAATACGACCAGACAGAGTCCGCCGCCGAACTCGCCGCCATCCACGCCAGTGCCGAACTGGAATCGCTCAACCAGGTCGCCTGGATCGACATCGATGCCAGCACGGCCAGCGTCGTCGTCCTGCGCACCGCGGGTGGCACACCGGTTCCGTTCACCGTTGGCGACCTGCTCGCCGCCCGGGAGCTGGCCCGCGACCGTGGTGCCCTGCGCGTCGTCAACCAGCGCCCGTTGCAGTAATCCCAGCCACGCCAGCCAGCGAGGTCTCGATCATGTCAGCCGTTACGCAAACCGCTACCACTCCCGCCAAGCGCCATCTGTCGCTCGTCCAGTCCGACGATCGCGCCGGTTTCGGTGCCCTGCGCGCCGAGCTGCATGCACGCTGCGCGGACGAGGACCTCGCCACGTTGTGGAGCGAACTGGGCACCAACGAACGCAAGGCCGTGCTGGCCAGCGCGCAGATGGAGCCACGCGATGCGCTGCGCGGCATCGGCCAGATGAGCAAGACCGAGCGTGACGCTATCCGCGCCGCCATCGGCCGCATGAGCCGCTATGCCCAGCGCCTGCGGGATCGCCTGACCGGCCTCCACCAACACCCGAGCCGGGAGCTGGCCGCCAATGCCCGCCGCGCTCTCGCCGCCGGTGACACCGATGGCGCCCTGCATTGGCTGGGCCTGATCGAGCGGGGCGTGCAATGAGCCAGGTCACTTACCGCGACATTGCCAATGCCCTGACTGGCGCACGCCTTCAAATGATTCAGCTCGCGGCGGCAATCGAAAGTGATGGCGGTCCCAAAGCCGCCCTAGTCCTGCGCAACGAGCAACGCCGCCTGGCGTCGTTCGTTCACGACATGGAAGGCCGAATTCTCGACGCGATGTCATCGGAAGAAGGTGAGCAACCATGACCGCGCTGGAACAGCATCGCGCCTGGGGCGCGCCGGGCACGAAGGATAACCCGGGCTGCGCCGACTGGCGCCAGGCGCGGTTCTTCAACCGTTTCCCGTCGCTGGCAGAGGACCTCGCCGCCGGGTTCGTCACCATCGCCCAGCAGCACGGCAACGCGGCGGGGAACCGCTGGCTGACGCGCATCGCGGCGGAGCTGATCGAGCCCGGCCACGTCTATCGCCGCTTTCCCATCATCGCCTCGGACCTGCAACGCGCGTTCGCCGAACTGCGCGGCAGTGCCGATACCACCATCGAGGGCATCAAGCGCGGTTGCCGGTGGCTGGCCGAGATCGAGTCCCGCCTCGTCATTGGCGGGCTCAATGCCACCCACGACGACGACGCGCTGTGCAACCACGCCAAGGCCCAGGCCACGGCGGTCGAGGACGTGCGCAACAAGTTGATCGGCAACATCGCCAGCCATAACCGCCGCCTGCGCCTCGGCTTGCTGCCGCCGCCGCGCCGCTTGCCCGAGCTCCAGGGCGATACCATTTCCGCGCAGTCGCGGCACATGGCCCGGCTGATCGCCGAAGCCCGCAATCCGCTGACGCCACCGGCGCCCTCGATTCCGCTGATGGCCGTTTTCCAGTGGCAGCGCGCCCCGGTCATGAGCATCGCCGTCGCCGACGAGCTGGCACTGGTGCAGGCACGGGAGCGCGCGCGCCGCCACGGCATCACCCCGCCGCCGGTGAAGAGCCCCCGTACCGAGCAGCTCGCCCGCCTGAGCGACCCGACATGGTGGCGCCGCAAGCTGCGCCGGATCAGCGGGCGGCGGATCGAGCAGGTGATGCGCGAGGCGCGCCGGGTGCACAAGCGCGCGGGTATCTATTGCAGCGACCTGACGCTCGAGCGCCGCCGCAGCCAGAAGGTGCGCAACCGGGCGCTGCTCGAGGTCATCGAGGCGGTCAACCAGGACGATCAGGTCTACACACTCGCTGAGCTGGCCGAGCTGGGGCTGGCCAACCCGGACCACCGCCGCGCCGAACTGATGCTGAGGATCCGCGATACCGAGGTGGAAGCCCAGCGCCTCGGCCATGTCGGCATGTTTTACACCATCACCGCGCCCAGCCGGTTCCATCCGGTAAAGGCGCGCAGCGCGAAGCGCAATCCCCGCTACGACGGCAGCACCCCGCGCGAAGCCCAGCAGCATCTGCAGAAGCTGTGGGCGCAGGCCCGCGCCGCGCTGGCGCGGGAAGGGCTGGGCATCTACGGCATTCGCGTCGTCGAGCCACACCACGACGGCACGCCCCACTGGCACATGCTCATCTGGATGGATCGCGAGCACGCCGACCGCGTCACCCAGGTGCTGCGCCAGTACGCCGAGGCGGAATCCCCCGAGGAGCTGTTCGACCGATTCGGCAACAAGACGGATGCCCGATTCAAGGCCAAGTGGATCGACCACCGCAAGGGTACCGCCGCCGGTTACGTGGCCAAGTACATCAGCAAGAACATCAACGGCCAGCAGTTCGCCCGCCCCGGCATCGAGGGCGACCACCTCGACGGCTACGGCCATGAACTGGATGGCAGCGCCCCGCGCATCGAGGCGTGGGCCGCTACCTGGGGCATCCGGCAGTTCCAGTTCGTCGGCCTGCCCAGCGTCACGGTCTGGCGCGAGGTGCGCCGCCTGACCGAGAAGCAGCAGGACGAGTTGCGGGCCTGGGAAGAGGCGACAAAGCCCCGCGCCTCCATCGCCAGGGTGCTCCATCAGATTCGCGAGGCGGCGCTCGCCGGCCAGTGGGACCGGTTCGTGCGCCTGATGGGCGGGCCGAACACGCCTCGCAAGCGCCAGCCGATCAAGCCGTGGTCGATCCCGGCCTTCCGCCTCGGCGGCGAAGACGACGATTTCAGCCACGCCACCGGCGAGGTGCGCAAGAGCGCGTTCGCCCGTGGCCGTTACGGAGACGAGATCAAGGTACCCAAGGGCCTGGTGGTGAAGGATCACAAGGGCCGCGAAGCGGAATATCTCACCCGTTTGTACCGCTGGGAGGTCCGCCCGAAGCGCCGCGCGGCAGGGGCCGAGGGTTTGGGAGCCGGCGCAGCCGGGTCCCCTTGGACTTGTGTCAATAACTGTACGCCGGCCCACCTCAAGAGGCTCATCACCCCGACCGAACCGGACCCCGTAACCCTCGCCGAGCAGGTGAAACGCTATCAGGAATGGCGAGCGAGCGAGGAAGTGCGGCAGGAAATGGAGTCGGTCGAGGAAGAAACCCGCTTCATCCGGCAACGAACACTCCAGTTGCTCGAAAACGACGACGCCGGCCGCGCCCTGCTGGCCGAGCGAGGCATCCACGTGCCCGTCTCACCCTGGGCGGGCGTCGAGGAATATTTCCCCGAAGGCATATGACAACGACCGCGCCGCGCAGGCGCTGAAGGAGAAACGATGGGAACCCAACCCCATGCCGTGCCACGCGGCACGCTGCAGGACGCCGGCGAGATCGAGGTGCTGGCCTCGAACACCGGCGCCACTCGCCACCGCTACGCCATGGTGATCGCGTTCGACGACGAACGCTCATTGCGCCAGGCGATCGCCAACCATCGCTGCGCCTACCGCGACAGCCAACGCGTGCAGGAGCTCAACCATGGCTGATATCGCGGATAACGCCGGTGCCGCGATCGAGCACCACCTCGCCAGCTCGCTTGCCCGGCACCGGCTGCCAGAGTTCGTCGGCGTCGATTGGGCCGCCGCCGAATGCGAGGACTGCGGCGAAGCGATACCGGCCCAGCGGCGCGAGGCGGCGCCGTGGGCCACTACCTGCATCGACTGCCAGGAGATTCGAGAGGAGAAAGGGCGTCATGTTCGGTGATCTTCGTAAGACGGCCGCGCTGATCCTATGGATCGTGGGTTTCGTGGTGGCCAGCGGCTTCTGGTCGACGCTCTTCGCCGTGGTGATCCCACCTTACGCCTGGTATCTGGCCGTGAAATGCCTGCTTCAATTCTGGGGGGTGATATGAACAAGACATACGACGAACTATGCCAGGAGGTCGCGATGCTGCGCGAGCAGCTCGAAGCGGCCAGCGACTACGCCAATGACCGCGACGCCATGCTCGATATGGTGCGCCGCGCGCTCGGAGTGCCGGAAGAACCGCACCAGGGCATGGACGAACGGATCCTCGAAGCGGCGTTGTGGCATGCCACTGTAGCGGCCTCCCGTGGCCCGATCGCCGACATCGCCGAAGAGCGTGACAGGCAGATCGGCGTCGAGGGATGGACGCCCGCGCATGATGACCAGCATCACGATGGTGAACTTTCTGCCGCCGCTGGATGCTATGCATTCACGGCAGTGCTTCGGACTGGAGAGATAGAGCACCCCGAAGATGGCATGAATGAGTGGCGCTTCTGGCCCTGGGATAGCGCGTGGTGGAAGCCCAGCCGCGAACCCCGCCGAAATCTGGTCAAAGCTGGCGCGCTCATCGTCGCCGAGCTTGAACGCCTGAACCGTGCGAACCGTGCCGAGGCGAACGTCGTCAATGGGGAGCTGGACGAAAACGGCGCCATCGCCGATCCCGAGGCTTATGAGGGAGAGCATGAATGAGCTGGCTCTTTTCGCGGGCGCTGGTGGCGGAATACTCGGCGGCCACCTCATGGGATGGGCACCGTCTGCGCCGTTGAGCGTGATGCCTACGCCGCACAGGTTCTGGCGCAGCGACAAAACGATGGAGCCCTCCCAGCTTTCCCGATTTGGTCTGACGTGTGCAGTTTTGACGGCCGACCGTGGCGAGGCCTTGTTGACGTGGTTTCGGGCGGATTCCCGTGTCAGGACATATCCATTGCTGGATCCGGCGCCGGGCTCGACGGTGAGCGATCGGGTCTGTGGGCGGAAATGGCACGCATCATTGGCGAGGTACGACCACGATTCGTATTCGTGGAGAACAGCCCAATGCTCACTGCTCGGGGGCTCGGAAGAGTTCTCGGAGACCTGGCCGAAATGGGGTTCGATGCGCGATGGGGCTGTGTATCTGCTGCCGACGTTGGTGCGCCGCATAAGCGGGAGCGCATCTGGATTGTTGCCCACGCCCACGACGATCGACAGCGGAAGCCGGTTCAACCAATCGTCCAGTCCGGGCGCCGCGAAGCGACCGACACTTGGAGCAATGGCGAAACACAATCTTTGGCCGACGCCGACGGTATTCGGGAACTACAACGCGGCCGGCAGCAGCCCGAAGGCGGGAGATGGGCTGGGCACGGCAGTGGCGCGGCGCATGAGGTGGCCGACAGCGACAGCGACAGCGGGCAAGGGCTGGAGTCCGGGCAACGCGAGAGCGGACAGCAACGACAGGCTGGACTACACCGTCGAGCGGCAGAATTTCCAGCATGGCCAGCCGACCCCGCCGAAGCGCTTGAACCCCGACTGGGTCGAGTGGCTGATGGGGTGGCCTATCGGGTGGACCGAATTAAAGCCCTTGGCAATGGACAGGTTCCACGAGTGGCAGCGACAGCATTCAATCTGCTGGTCGGGGAGTGAAGCCGCATGAGCAATCAACCCTACTATGCCCGCGCCGCGGGGATCCTTTGCCGGGATCCCGTGTTCCGGCTCTACCTGGATCGTCGCGCCCGCGCCCGATTCGGCGCGGATGTGCCGGACGGCACCCACACCGAGCAGGACGCCGGCGATTGGATACGTAAGGCATGCCGCGTTAGCAGCCGGGCGGAGCTCGATACCAATCCCCAGGCGGCGGCGACGTTTCGCCTGATCCAGAACCGATTCAACCGTTGGCGAGCAAGAAACAAGGAGGCGTCATGAGAACCGCACAGCCAAACCCAGACCAGGCAATCGCCGACGCGCTCGCGCGCGTCAAAGCCGGCGTCGACCCATCAATGATCGAGCTGCCGGATACCGTCGTATTCCCTCGCCTCATCCCGGCCATGCCGGCCACCGCACGCAAGGCGCGCGGAACGGGAATTCTGTTAGGCCGCCCCGGGCCGCGCTTCGTGAAACGCGGTCACCAGGTCCGGTACCGGCTCTCGGATGTGTACGAATGGCTCGAATCCAGCGAGAGCTATGCCAGCACGGCCGAGGCGTCGATGCATCGCGCCTCGGCGGCTTCATGATCGCTCCCCGCCTTCCTTGTTCTTCCGCCCGATCTGAGCGAATAGCTGCACCGCTTGCCGCTTATGATCGGGCTGGAGGTGGGCATAGTATTTGATGGTGGTCTGAATATCGGAATGCGCCATCAGCTTACTCACCGTCAACAGATCGACGCCGGCCATCACCAACTGACTAGCGAAGTTATGGCGCAGCGTGTAGAGCGTCAGCTCCTCATTCAATCCACCCAGCGTTCGCACCTTGCGCCACGGCCCCCGCATCCCCGTCTTGCCGAGGCGTTTGCCGCCGGCCGGTGATGGAAATACGTAGCCGTTGCGCGGTTTCCCTTGCTGTTCCCACCACGTTCGCAATATGGCGAGAGCTTCATCGGAAACCGGGAACGTCTGAGGCTCGGGATGCTGATGTGCCGTCTTCTCGATGATTTTGCGGATCGTCGCGTGCTTGAAATTCAGGTGTGGCCACCGGAGCCCCATCAGGTCGCCGGGCCGGAATCCGGTGTAATACATTGTCAGCAGCCAGGGGGCGACATGATCGACGTACTCGACGGCATCGAGATCGGGTAGGTACCCCTTCCCATGCGCACGGCTGTTACGCCGCTGCTTGCGTTTTTCCTCCTGATAGGCATCCAAGCCAGCGAAGAAGCAATCCACCTCTTCCGGCTCCAGGTACCGCCGAGCCTCGTCTTCTTCGAGATCCTCCTCGGTCAACGCTGGCTTCTGCAGACGAATCCCGCTCAATGGGTTGGATGGTATGACGCCGCGCTTCGCCGCATGATTCAACAACGTCTGCAACGCACCATAGGAGCGGGTGAGGGTCGAGTAGGCTAAAGGGCGAACGGGCGGATCCGCCTCCAGGTCGCCGCTCTCCATCTTCGACTGCCACCGCTCGACATCGCCTCGCCCCAACCCGCTCATCGGTCGATCCAGCCAGTCGCGGAAATCTCGGGAAATTCGTTTCAGCGTGGCGTCGCCATCCTTGAGCCGCTTCTGGTGATCGGCGTAGTCGCCATCCAGATAGGCGCCGAGCGTTTGGCGGCGCTGATTCACGGCCTCGGCCTTCGCTTCCTCGAGCACCGCGCGAGGATCTCCGCCACGTGCGACGATGGCTAATGTCTCACGGGCGGCATCACGCGCCTGGGCCGCGGTCAACTCGCCATAGCGCCCAACGGTCATAACACGGCGTTTGCCCACGGCGTTGTAGTACGAGACGCGCAGTGCGAGACCACGCTGACCGCCACGCACGTGGTATCCTGCCAGCTCGCTATCCCATACCTCATCGCCATTCGGCAGCTCACGCGATAACCGATCGAGCGCCCGGGTGGTCAGCTTTTCGGTGGTTTTCCCCAT